TCAAAGTATGGAAATATATCCGGGTAAAGTATTCCGAAGACAAGCGGGAATGCCCGGAACAGCTATCAATGGCTTAAAGTTTCCTAATACCTCACAAGAAAACATGATGATGTTTGATAAGTTCAGACAGCTTGCAGATGAACAAACGGGTATTCCAAGCTATTCACATGGTCAAACGGGCGTCCAAAGCATGACGCGAACTGCTTCAGGTATGTCTATGCTACTTGGCGCAGCATCCCTTAATATTAAAACTGTAATTAAAAATCTTGATGACTTCTTACTTAAGCCTATGGGCGAAGCATACTACCAATGGAACATGCAATTCCTAGAGACTAAGTTAGATGTTAAAGGTGATTTAGAAGTAAAAGCCACGGGTACAAATAGCTTAATGCAAAAAGAAGTACGTAGCCAGAGATTGACTATGTTCTTACAAACTGCTCAAAATCCTGCTATTGCACCATTTATTAAAATGAATAAGCTAATTAGCGAGCTTGCTTACAGCCTTGATCTTGATCCAGATGAATTGATTAATGATCCTGAAGAAGCAGCACTAATGGCTCAAATTATAGGGATGCAAAATAATGCTGGACAAGCAACTGGCGCGGAAGCTGGCCCCGGTGGTGAACAACCCGGAGGTATGGGAGCCGCTGAAGGAGTACCTCCAGAAGGCCAAGATCTTGGAGCAACAGGTACTGGCGGTGGCAACATCGGAACTGGAGCTGTTCCGCAGTCAGGGGAGACTGAATTCTCTGGTTAAGCTAGAGCAATTAAAAGAAAGCGTTAAAGCAGAAATAGAAAGGAAAAATGACAATGGCTAATTTATTAACAGGTAGACCTAGCGAAGGTAAAGAAGCAGAAGCTATTAAAGCAAATGTAATTAATAACTTAGTTACTATACAAGATCCTACAGATGAAAATTATTCAACAGCTTTAGAATATTTAAAAAATGCTAGTCCTACTATTGTAATGCCAGCTATTCAACAAACAGTTCCTTCAGAAGATCAAAAATCTATTAGAAATTTAATAGGTGTTAATCCTAAAAAAATTAGATTAAGGGAAGCAGAAGGCGGTTCTTTATTAATACCAAGAAATAAAAAAGCTTTAGGCGGTGTAATTAATAAAGTTATAAAAGCAGTTAAATCTTCAGCAAAAGGTGAAGAAGCTTATCTTGGTGAAGCAGGACAAATAAAATCAGATATAGAAGAGTTTGAAAAAATACTACTTAAACCTAATGGCGATGCCGTTAGTTTTAAAAAAGAAAAACTAAATGAAATTAAAAAAGAAATAAACGCAGATGATGAATATCATGATTTTCTTTCTGAGTTTGTAACGGTTAGGGAACAAGATGATGAAATTATCCGTAAAGCTAAAGAGTTAGGTTATAGTAAAGCTAAAACTAAAAATATTTTAGAAGGTAAAAAAACAGATATAAAAAAGTTAAATGATGCCTACGATAACTTAGAAGAAAAAAGAATAGGGGACGCAGAAACCGCAGCCTTCAGAGATAATTTTGCGGAAGGCGGCTCTATGTTGGTTCCACCCGAAATGGGTATGGAAGAAGAAATGCCTGTAGATACTTTTACACCAGAAGTACAGGCTAATGCTGAAGAAAAACAACTTCCAGATAACCAGATGGAAGAAGACTATATGGGTTATATAATTGACCAGTCTTTAGACACTGGAGAACAAGAATATTTAATGAATGCTCTAGAAACAGACTCACAATTAAGCAATATATTTGACAAGATTGTGATGACTGCATCAGAGTTTTCTGGGGCTGGAGAGGTAGAAGGCCCCGGAACAGGTGTATCAGACTCAATTCCTGCGCGACTAAGCGATGGAGAGTTTGTTATGACCGAAGCAGCAACTAGCGAAATCGGAGCAGATAACCTTCAAACAATGATGGATGATGCAGAACGAAAGTCTAGTGGTGGTAAAGTTGGATTCGCAGTAGGCGGTTTATTAGACAATCCTTATGGAATGCCTAATCAACAAATGGAAGAAGAGGAAGACCTTATAGAGCAATCTATGTTAGGTGCAAATCAGATGCCAAGCTTAATGGGAGGAAGACGCTAAAAACAACAGTACGGCTACCTTGTAGTATCAAGCCCCAGATTTTAAAGACGTTTGAAATTGGCTACCTTGCAAGAAACAAGCCCCGTAGAAAAGGAGAGAACCATGTCAGAACAGGCATACGAAGAGGAAGAAGTCTCAAATCCATATAATGCACGTAAACCGTGGCAACGACAAGAGAGGAAAAAATCTCTTAGTGCTGCAGAAAGCTTGTATTACCCGGAAGACGATGAAGAACCTCAACAGCAGAAGGCTACCCGAAAAAAGGCCCCTTCTACTGAGAATGAACCAAATACTAACTATAAAAAGCGTTATGACGATTTAAAGAAACATTATGATCAGAAGCTTTCTGAATTTAAACGAACAGAGCAAGAACTAAGGGAACAAGCTAGAGAAGCTGAACCTCAATATCAAGCTCCTAAGTCTCAAGAGGACTTAGATCGTTTTAGAGAAGAATACCCTGATTTGTATGACACAGTAGAAACTGTAGCTCATATGCGGAGCCAACAAGAAGTAGAAGCACTACGATCTAAGCTTTCTGTTATTGAACAACGAGAAGCAGAAATTGAAGCGCGTGAAGCTGAAACGGCTCTTAAAGAAAGACATCCTGACTTTGATGATATCAGAGGAGACGATAGCTTTCATGAATGGGCTTCAGAACAACCTGAACAAATACAAGATTGGATTTACAATAATCCTAATAATGTTACTTTGGCTGTTAAAGCGTTAGATCTTTATAAGTTAGAAACTGGTAAAGGACAAGGTAGTCGCAAAAGACGTTCAAATCGTCAGCAGACAGGCTCTGCAGCAGATATGGTATCTACCAAAACAACAAATGTAGATACTAAAGAAGCTAAGATTTGGACAGAAAGTGAAATTGCGAAAATGTCCCTAGACCAATTTGACAGGGTTGAAGATGAAATCAAGCTTGCTTTGGAAGAGGGAAGGGTTCGTAGAGGATAATCTTTTCTACTTAGGAGTAATATAACATGGCTTATAACCAATCAGACGCTCTATTTGAGCAAAGTACAGACACCAACGGTAACTTTGGTAACTCTGTATCAGGACAAACTAACTCGTTTTTCCTACCCAAAGTATATTCCAAACAGGTACTCAACTTCTTTAGGAAGTCTTCGGTAGCAGAAGCTATTACGAACACTGACTATGCTGGTGAGATTTCTGGTTTTGGTGATACTGTACGAATTATTAAAGAACCTGTAATCACTGTTTATCAGTATGAGCGTGGTGCAGATGTAACGCAGACTAAATTAACTGACCAAGAAATTTCTTTGGTAGTTGATACTGCTAACGCATTTAAGTTTATCGTTGATGATATTGAAACAAACATGTCGCATGTAAACTTCCGCGATGTAGCAACTTCTTCTGCAGCTTACGCTTTGCGTGATGCTTTTGACGAAGGCGTAATTGCTACTATGATCGCTGGTGTTTCTGCTGCAAGCCCGAACCACATCCTTGGTTCTGATAGCGCAACTGACCTTGCTGCTGGCACCTTTGACGGTACTGGTAACTTGGACATCGGTTTTGGTTCAAGTGAGCATGACCCAATTGATGTTCTTTCTCATATGGCCCGTCTCCTTGACGAAGCTAATATTCCAGAAGAAGGTCGTTGGTTCTTGGCTAATCCAGAGTTTTATGAAGTCCTTGTACAAAGTTCTTCTAAGCTCTTGTCAGTTGACTACAACGCTGGTCAGGGTTCCATCCGTAATGGTTTGGTAAGCTCTGGTAAGCTTCGTGGTTTTGACATGTACAAAACTAACAACATTGCTGCAACGTCTAACGCTGCAGGTCAATGTCTTGCTGGTCATATGTCTGCTACAGCTACGGCTCAGACAATTACTAGCACTGAAGTCATTCGTGACCCAGATAGCTTTGGTGATATCGTGCGTGGACTCCACGTATACGGTGCCAAAGTGTTGCGACCAGATGCTCTGGTTTCAGCTTTCTACGGTATTGACTAATAAGGGGCGGGGGTGTAAAAGCCCCCAATCTTTTTGTAAGGATTTATAAATGCCACAAATAGGTACTAATGAAAAACCAGTAATTTTTAGGAAAGCGGTTGTGTCTAAGGATAGTCGTTTTCGTAAAGGTTTTGATAAAGATAAGTATCAAGAAAACTATGATCGTATCTTTGGTAAAACAACAGAACTAGATATAGCTAGAGAAACTTCTAAAACTTTTAGCATGGAGCAAGATTAATGTTTAAGAAATTTAAAGAAGACTTTTTTAAAAAAGTTAGGGCTACTGAAAACCGACAACAGCCTACTATGTGGAATGCTGTAAGTTCTTTTGAAGCATCTAAGCCTTCTATTTTTGATCAGGAGAGAATCATGTATAAAAGAGGTGGTTACATGGGTGGTGGCACTATGGTAGAAAACATGCAAACCAATATGAAAAAGAAAATGGAAAAGCCTAGAGGCGGTTATGCTCATGGTGGTTATGCTTCTATTGCTGATATGGAAAAGAAGTGCATCAGCAAAACTAAAAAGAATACAAAGCGATGAAAGTAGACGCTCCTAAAGGCTATCATTGGATGAAA